CTCGGTCCAGAGATGGCGACTAACGGTCAGTATGCTCTCGAGCACGTCCTGGATGCTATCGGTAAAGTAAATCCGTCAGCTGTAACGGCGAGCTACGTCCCAGGCGATCGGACTAAAGCTATCGTCAGCTCTGACATTATTGAGCTGATCACTCTCTGGAGTTATGGGTATGATCTCAAGGGTCAAGATATGCGAGCTCAAGCGATGATCTGTAAATTACTGGATATAAAGATATGAATAATGAAAATAAAGCTCAGATCCTCATCCTGGTTATATTTATTATCGGGATGATTACCGGATCGATGATCACTTTATGGATCGTCTAACTGAGGAGGAGAGTAATGAGTGGGGTCAGATCCTTGATATGATAAGAGAGTCCGAGTAAGAGCTCGGAGATAAGCACTGGAGATATCACTGAGGCGAACTGAGTCAGTCCGTTAAAAGATTGATCTTAAGTTGATACTATTCGTCTGGTCAAATGATGGGCGGTGTATCACCATAAATGACTGAGGGAGTAGCTCTCCCCGGGTCTCAGTCCAGTGCTTATCTCCGAGCTCTTTTTGTTATGTGATAATATGATTGTATGAGTAAGAAAGGATATAGCGGTCGCAAGCCTAAAATCATAAACGGCGAGCCGGTCGTACCATATAAAAAGAGGCGTCATAATAGTACGCCGCTCGCTCCCGGTGGTATGACAACGTACGGACGTCCGGCTTATTATGCGTATCAGATCGAGGATCCTAAGCTCCCGGAGCCGGTGCCTATTCTTAATACTCCCGGCGGATGGTGGGCTAATAAATACAAAGTCGAGAAACTGATCGACGCTTTTCGGATGGACTGTAGTAAAAAAGAGGCTTGCTATTTTGCCGGTATCAGTATCTCTCAGCTCCAGAACTTTATTGACAAACATCCCCACTTTAAGGACGTGATCGATCACTGTAAGGAGGAGCTCGGATATCACGCTCGTCGCAATCTAGCGATGTCGATTAAAGTCCGGGGATCTGTCCAGACGTCTAAAGAGTACCTCGAGAAAAAAGAGCATAAGCAAACTCGTCTCGGTAAGCTAGGGATCGGAGGTGGTGCTCTGGTCGAGAATAATAACGGGATCATCTTTATGGACTTTAGTAATCCAGATCAAAAAGAGCCGGTCCCGATCGATCCGACTAAGGTACACGTCATCGATCCGGAGGAGGTAACTGATACTGACGATGCAAAAAGTTAACCATCATTACAAGGATTTATTTATACGACCGCCGGGAGTGCGGTATTTCGTATTGATGGGAGGACGATCAGCTGGTCGATCGACCGCCGGATCTCAGCTGATTAAGACTGGTCTGTTTGATACGACTAAGTATTTCCGGTGTGCGATGATGCGTTTTATTTATGGCGATATCAAAAACTCTATATTTCAAGATACTCTCGACCGGATCGAGGAGGATGGATCTGACGGTCTCGAGGGATACGAGGTACACGGCTCGCCGATGGGATTTACCTATAAGAAAAATAAAGTCACTGGTATCGGTTTTAGAAAATCATCCAGCGATCAAAAGAGTAAGCTCAAGTCTCTGTCTAACTATAACGTCGTCGTCATCGAGGAGGCTGACGAGATTGCTGAGGAGGATTTTATGCAACTCGACGACTCCCTCCGTACGCTCAAGTCTGACATTATGGTCGTACTCATGTTAAATCCTCCAGAAAAAAATCACTGGATTATCCGGCGGTTTTTTAATCTGGTCGACGTGCCGGAGGTCGAGGGATTTTATAAGGCTGTCAAAAAGCCGGAGCTGACTGATACCGTCGTCATCTCGACAACATACAAGGAGAATATCGTTAACGTAAATCCGTCATCGATCATAAACTTTGAGCGATATAAAGAGACTCGTCCGGACTATTACTGGAATATGATCAGAGGGTACGTATCCGAGGGAGCTCGAGGTCGTATCTTTAAAAACTGGAAAACTATCAGCGATGCTGAGTTTGATGCTCTCCCGTACCCGACGACGTATGGTCTCGACTTTGGATTTTCTAATGATCCAGCGGCTCTCCTTGCGTGTAAGACTCACAATAATAAAGTCTGGTTTAAAGAGTTACTGTATGAGACTGGACTGACTAACGTCGGAGATCACTCACTGAGTAAGCGTTTCGAGGATCTCGGTCTGACTGGAGCGGATCTTATTTATGGCGATAGTGCTGAGATGAAATCTATCGAGGAGCTTTGTCAAGATGGCTGGTACGTCGAGCCGGCTATGAAAGGTCCAGGCTCAGTAAACGCCGGGATCGACTTACTCCAGGGTCTCGAGGTGTTCTATACCGAGTCGAGCTCTAATATCGATACCGAGCGACAAAACTATAAATGGAGACTCGATCGTAATAAGCTCCCGACTGGTAATCCAGAGGATGAAAATAATCACTTGATGGATGCCGGTCGATACGTAGTAGTATCCGATCGATCCCGATCGTTTGTCGGTTTCGCCGGATGATGTGGTATTATTTTGTTATATGAGTTTATTCAAGAATATCGCCGGGATGATAACGGGTCAAAAGTATGTCGGTGTATTGCCTGGGAGTTTACCAGCGTCGACAAGATGGTCATCCAGTGATTATCTTAAGGCTCTCGATATCAGTCTCTATACTGATCGAGCGTTATCTAAGCGAGCGGAAAAAGTCGGAGAGGTCGAGTGGATCGTACGTGATAAAAGTGGAGAGCCGATCCTCGGTCATAAGGTCCTCGATGTTTTAAATTATCCTAATGATTATTTTTCTGGTCCTCAATTCTGGGGTCTATATCAAAAGTATTACGACGTCCTCGGTGTAGCGTACATCGTCAAGGATATCGGACGTGAGTTATTCGAGTCGAGTAAGATCCAGAAACTCCATCTCCTCCGTCCGGATATGGTCAAGCCTATTTATAGTAAAGACAATTCGTATATCGATCACTATGAGTATCGGACTAACTCCGGGACTATTCGATATGAGTCTGAGCAAGTGGTAATGATCTTTAATCCAGATCCGAGTAATCCTCTCCAGGGTCGGTCACTCCTTAAGTCTGGTATCCAGACAATCCAAACGGAGGTCCAGATCAGTGCGTACCATGCTCGAGTCCTTGAGAACGGTGGTAAGGTCGAGGGAGTATTTAAGTTTAAGACTCCTCGTCTCGGTCAAGAGCAACTCCAGCAACTTAAAGACGATTACGCTAAGGAGTACGCTGACGCTCGGAAAGCTGGGACGCCTCTCTTTTTAGGTGGCGACTCTGATTATCTCCGTACCGGTCTCACTCCGGATGAGCTCTCGTATCTCGAGGCTAAAAAGATGACGCTCGAGGATATCATCATAATGACTGGAGTCCCTAAGCCGATCCTCGGATCTCTTGATGACGTACAGTTTAGTAACTCGGATGCGGCGATTCGGATCTTTTTGCGTGAGACAATTAAGCCGCTACTCAATAACCTAGCGACGGCTCTTGATCGTACTCTTGTCGGAGATGGCGAGACGCTGACGTTTGTCGATCCTACTCCAGAAAATATCGAGGAGGAGCTTAAGATCACTGAGAGCGGTATCAAAAATTACTTTATGACAATAAACGAGGCTCGTGTCCGTCACGGTTATGACGAGCTCCCGGATGGAGATGTGATTATGATCCCGTTTAACTTATTACCGCTGGGTACTGAGGCTAAAGCTAAGGCTGACGATATTAAAGTAATCAAGTCGACTAAGGAGATCGAGCATCCTCTCCGAGATGAGGCGGTACGTAAAAAGTACGGAGCCGCTCGAGCTAAAAAAGAGGACGGACAGATCACGGGTTTTAATAAGGTCGTCGAGACTTACTTTACGGAGCAACGGGACCGACTCGTCGACCAGATAAAATCTCGTAAAAGTTTTAAGGTCAAGGGATTGCTCGATGAGACTTTTAGTATTGAGCTCGAGGCTAAGCTCGCTAAGGTTTCATTTATGCCGTTACTCACTCAGCTACTTGCTGAGGCTGGAGAGGATGCGATGGAGCTCGCCGGCTCGACGTTTGATTTTAATGTGACGAGTGATATGCGGTCCTGGATGGAAAAACAAGCGGACGAGACGTCTGAGGTTATAAACGTGACGACTCATAAAAAGCTGACGTCTGAGTTTGAGGCTAGTTTTGCGGCTGGAGAGACTCGAGATGATCTGATCAAAAGAATTACAACGGCGTACGACGGTATAAGTAAAGGACGGGCGGCGTCGATCGCTCGGACTGAGGTACACGGTGTAAATCAGTACGCTACTATCGAGGGATATAGACAGGCTAATATGCCGATCAAAATCTGGGTATCAGTGATCGACTCTGAGACTCGAGGGATGGATATTATGGATGAGGCTGATCATGTATCACTCGACGGAGAGGAGGTACCGCTCGATATGCCTTTTAGTAATGGACTTATGTACCCGGGCGATAAACGGGGTGGTCCAGCTGAGTACATAAATTGTCGCTGTCAGTCGTAATCAGTGTGCTATTATTAAAGTATTAAATTATCAAAGCGTATGGCTAGAATCAAATCCGGGAAAAAATCACTTACATCGATCCCCGTCGAAATTAAGGAGATCAATAAAGAAAAGTATACGCTTACGATGATAGCGTCGTCTCAAGATGTCGACCGTCACGGCGATACTATCCTCCAGGACGGATGGGATCTTAAGCACTTTAAGAAAAATCCAGTCATCTTAAACTCGCACAATTATAACGATGCGACTGAGGTTATCGCTCGAGCGACTAAGACCTGGATCGAGGGTAAGGGTAAAAAATCTAAGATGCTCCAGACGTGGGAGTTTGCTGTCGATGCTAATCCGAAAGCTAAAATCATTTTTGATCTATACGCCGGCGGTTTCTTACACGCCTCATCTGTCGGATTTATCCCGACTGAGTTTGATAAGCAAAAAGACGGATCGACTGATTACTACACTATCAAGCAAGCTGAGCTCCTTGAGGTTTCAGCTGTATCGGTCCCAGCTAATGCGGCGGCTACTCTCGCTAAGAGTATCGGTATCGATACTGACGAGCTAAAGGGTGCGATCAAAGTCCTTGACGACGATGACGAGACTGAGGATGAGATCGAAACTCCAGAGGATGACAAGACTGAAACTGTAGAGACTCCAGAGGAGGAGGATACTGAAACTGAGCCGGAGGAGACTGAGGTCGAAACTCCAGAGGAGGAGGACGAGACAGTCGAGCCGGATCCAGAGGAGCAAGAGCCGGAAATCCCAGAGGAGCAAGAGCCGGAAATCCCAGAGGAGAAAAAGGTCAAGGCTCCCAGTCGTAAATCTCTTTACGCTAAAGCTATCCACAAATTAAACGATCGACAAGAGACTGATCTTAAGATCGCTCGTGATACAATCGAGAAAATG